TCATCTTCTATTCTCACGTCTATATCGTCATCTTCTGTTATTGAAGCATCGTCTACTCTGTATTCATATTTTTCTGTTTCTTCATTTAGTGTCCAACCTGTAGATAATAGAGTTATGTTTTTTCTGCGAGGTATATTTTTTTGTATTAGATTAAATAAGTTTCCAGCTACATCTCCATCAAGTACATACTGTAATTCACTAAACCAAGTATTAAAGCTATTTGCGAAATTCTGCTTTAATGTCTGTAGGTCAAGTTCACCCTCTTTTGTAACTCGTTTTAACCAATCTTGATACTGATTAAATAGCGTAGTTGTATCAACGTGCTGTAATTGGTTTGCAACTATTCCGCAAAGCTCTGTATTTAGCCTTAAATCTGTTATATTTTCTTGAGTAACTTCTATTACGTTTGCACCAATTAATATGTCTGCTAATCCAATCTCATAGATATCATAATCTCTTTGCAATTCTTGTGGTATGGGATTGCCAAGTGCAACACCTTTTTTTATCGCCAGTTTTATACTTCTGTCTGTAAAATCTAATCTAGCCACTATTCTGTCTATTCTTGACTGAAAATCACTTTCTTCTAATTCTAGTATCTCTGCTGGTTCTACCCAACCCATATAGCCATTAATATAACATACCCCTATATCAACTTTGACTTTCATACCTTCCACAGCAAGCACTTGCATATTTGTAGAGGGATTAGGAAATACACCATTTGAAATAAATTGACTAAAATATTTAGCATAAAAAGTAGCGTCCTCAGCTCTATCAAATACAGGCATATTCTCTGCGTCATATCCAATTATTTCCGAATTAAAAAGTCCACTTCTCACCTTTATATCAACTCCTTTACTTTTTTAATATTGTAATCTTCTCCAAAAGTTATATCTATCTTTTTATCTCCATTTTCGTAGCTTTCTGTGATGCCAATTAACCTATTTTCTATGTTAAACCCTAGATTTTCGTTCTTGTACACCACTCTATCACCTAAGTCAAAATCTTTTTTGTACTTCAAGTTAGATAATGTGTCAATAGTAAAATCTGCAAATTCAACTTTCTTGTTCTCATTTAATGCTTCTATACCTTTTTCTATAGTCATTTTTTCATATTCACTCTGTGATGTTCCATCTTCTCCTTGTAGATGTCCGAGCATCTACATATATTTCTCTTCGCTCTTCTCCTTCTTGTACTCTATCTACTGTTTGCTCTATTATTTTTTTAGTAATTGTTACATTTCCATCTTCATCTGGAGGACTTTTAATTTCAAATTCCCCTTTAACATAAGCAAAATTACGATACTTAGTACTATCTATAGAATATTCGTCATCTAAAATATTCTCAAAATTTCTTGAGAATATCGCCCAGGTATTTTCGTTTTGTGTATCAACTCTATCTAATCCTTGCCACACATTAAACACTATTTGATTACTATTAAAGTCATACCAAAGTTTTATACTCAATTCATCTTCTTTGCAGAGCTTATATATCTGGTCTAACAAATTACCTTCTTCAACTTGCGCTGTTCTTATTTTTCCAAGTCCTTTATATTCTCCTAAAACAATGTTTGATTTTGCACTTATTACGAATGTATTTACTAAACTTCTTACAATTTCCTCAGTTGTTTTGTCTTTAAAATTTTGAACTTTATTTATTGCTTTATATCCTATTATGCTTTCCAAAAAATTACCAGAAGTCTCTAATAAAGTCCCTTTATTATTAATAGTTTTTTCATTAAAACACTCTAAAATTCCAGTTTCTTCGAATTCCTTAGAATATACATATTTAGCATTCTTGAATTGTTTTATATATTCTAATCCTATTTGAAGATTAAAATTACCACACTCATAATACTTCCTATTCCATAATAAACTTGAAAAATCATCTATTAATCCACATATTTGAAAATTTTTATCTAATAAAAATAACTCCATATTATGCACCTAAATACTTTCTAAAAAATTGTACATTTATATCTATATTTGTACTTCCATTATCACATTCGTATTTTAAAATGTTCTTTCCTTTTCTGATACTAAAAAAGGAACTATTTCTATCTATCATATGAATAGCATTAGTTCCATTTAATATAATTGATTTTTTTCGTGGATTAGTGTTTATTATTAACTTGTCCCAGTGTTCTAATGTCTTATTTATCTGTATATATTCTCTATTGTTTAAAATTAGTTTAGGATTATCTACTTTTCCTCTTTTAGCCGTTAATATCATTTCTAAGCCGACTTCTTTGTCTCCATCATTTACAAGTGGCATATATGGTTTAAATGTTTTGTACCCCATAGGTCTACCCTTTTTAGCAGATATAGCAAGCGGGAATGTAAATTGTGGACTTATTAGAGTTAAATAATTGCCACTATTCTTAGCATCAGAGAAATATGGTTCCTCTACACTCTCTAAAACTAATGTAAAGCAATTGTAATCTGCCATTTTATTGGTTTGGAAAAACGGTGCTGAAGATACATGATATTGTATTTTTCTAGAAATATTATTTCTAGTTATATACATTGTTCCTCTTACCTTTGGTTTAAAAAATCTTATCAACTTATCCCTATTTACTAATTCGTTTTCGTTTTTTTCTATATCACCCGTTATCGTAATCTCTCTAGGTTCTACTTTTACTGAAGATACTGCTTGTCCATCCTGCTCTGATGCTCTAGTATTAATCGTATACGAACTCGCTTCGATTCCTTGAATATCTATCAACTTAAAATCAGCTCTACTATTCATTTCTAGCTTTTCTTTTTCACATTCAAATACCAGATTATGTTTATAATCCATATGCTAACCTCCTCAATTGTTGCTTTGCTTGTTTTTGTTCCTCATAAGGTGTTGAACTTTTATCATAGAAGTTTTGCGTGTTATTTATAGTAGTTCCATTGTCGTTGTTGATTGTTTTTGTGTTATCCTTATTTGCATTTAGATTCGCTGATGCTGTTATTTTTGCATTAAATTTCTGTGTTTCAAAATCAACCGCTGAGCGCATTTTGTCATATATTTCATTAAGTTCAATTTCAGAAAAGGTGTTGTTTATTTTATTGGCTAGCTTTTCACTTACTCCTACTATGTTTCCTTCTTCATCTTTCATTACATCTGGTATTGGTTGTACATAATATTCCGCAAATTTCTTCATTTTTTTAGAAGGAGAATGCTCGTCCCATCCAGATTTTCCAGTGAATGCGTTATTTACTCTTTGTGCAAGACTTACTGCTGCACTTAAGATGTTTTTTTGCCAAGTATTGTTTTGCAAACCATTATATAATCCCTTAAGAATGTTTTTGCCGTTTTCTTCTGATAATTCTCCTTTGTTGAGTTCTTCTAAAACTATATCAGCATTTTCAATTCCTGTTTGTTTTAGAAACTCTCTTTTTTCATCATCTGTTAAACCATTTAAGTACCCTGTTATTGTATTTAATGCATTTTTTCTAGCTTCGGGAGATTTGTCAAATTCCTCTAATGTTAATTGTGCTAATTCTTTCGCCTTTTCTTGCATCTGTGGAGTTCCTGCTGCAATAACACCTGTTATTTCTTGTATTTTTTCTTGCATTTCAGGTGCCATTTTAGAAATTTCAACACTATATGAGCTATAACTTCCTTCTGCAATACTTTTCCATGCTTCTATTTCTTCTGTTCCTAAATCTCCTATAGTTTTAGTTCTATTTGCTAATTCCGAAGCTAAACTATCCAAATTCTTTTGTGCTTGCTCTGCTCTTTGCTTTTCTACTGCATTTCCATGTTCTTTATATGCCTCTTCGTAATAATTTAATTCATTTATTTGGTTTTGCACCGAATTTTTAATTTCTTCAAGAGATTTATCGCAATATTCTTCCGTTGTAGTCGTCACCGTGTTTGCTATTTCTGCATATTTTTCTTCTGCGAATAATGAATACTTATTTTCGTAATCTTTTACATTTTCTGTATAATCCTTAACTGCCTTCTCTGCATCTTCAACTGCTTTTATTTTATTTCCTAAAGCATCTACTTCATTTTTTAATCCTGCACATGCTAAACCTCCAACTTGCATTGCATCTGCTGTTTGTAACGCCAGTTCGTTGTATTTTTCTTTTGCTTCTTCAACCGACATTCCTAGATTATCATGTGCTTGTTTTAGGTCTGTTACTGCTTTCTCTTGATTTTCAATAGCATTTTTATATTTCTCTTCACTTGCATTTAAGATTATTTCTGCTTTTTTCTTCTCTATCGTTGCGTCTATTTCTTTTTGTAGGTCCTTATAACTCTCTATAACATCTCCGTTTAGTTTGTATTCTGTTCCTAGAGCTTGGTTCATTTCGTTAAGTATAAAATCTGCTCTACCTTTATATCCTTCTTTTACTTTTCCATTTTCATCTACTAAAGTTTTTAATTCATTTTTTAACTTTTCAACTGAATTAATATGAGATAAATTAGCATTAGTTGTTTTATCTACACTTGCATTATATTCTTCTAATTGTTTTTTCTGATTAGACATTTCGTCAGCAAATTCTTTTGCTGCCTTTTGTTCTTCTGTTTGTCTTAGTGCTAGATACCCTATTGCAGCGGTCAATGCTACTACTGCTGTTATTACTAATCCAATTGGATTTGCTGTCATTGCTAAATTCCAAAGTTTCTGTGCCGTTGTAGCTCCTTGCGTTGCTTTTGTTGCTAGTACAATTGGTTGTATCATAGCTTTTATATCTTTTATCGTGCTAGTTACCTTCGAAACAGCATTGTATGTTGCCCATGCTCCTGCCATTGCTCCTATAACTTTGATTATAGTATCGCCGTGGTCGATTATCCATGTAAGGGTATCAATAAATTTAGGTAAAGTTTTTTCTATAAATTTCCCACTTTTTGTAATGAGTTTTCCAAAACTACTTGCCAATTTGTCTATACTCTTAGATAGCTTTCCATTTGTTGCACTTTTTGTAAGTTTCTCCATTGATGAAGTAAGAGCTTTTACTCCATCTGTCGCTTGACCTTTAAATTTATCATATATAGCTACTCCTAAGCTTTCTATATTGCTTTTTAATATTGTAGTTGCGCCTTGTAAGTTATCATTCATAGTATCAGCCATTTCACTAGCTGCACCGTCTGCATTATTAATAGAATCTGTCAATTTTTGAAAGTCGCTATCAGAAGCATTTACAATTGCAAGCATTCCTGACATAGCTTCTGTTCCAGCAATAGAGCTAGCATAAGATGCTTTTTGGCTATCATCCAATTCACTAAATTTCTTCCTTAACTCTTGCAATGTTTGCGACAAAGGCTTCATTGTTCCATCTGAGTTAGTAGCAGATACTCCCAATGCATTCAAAGCCTTTGCTGCTTCTGTAGGAGGTTTTACTAATCTTGTTAGCATTGACCTTAATGCAGTTCCTGCTTGCTCTCCTTTAATTCCTGCATTAGCCATTAAGCCAATTGCTACTGCAGTATCTTCTATACTATACTTTAATGAACCTGCTATTGGTGCAACATACTTAAATGTGGCACCCATCATACTGACATTGGTATTGCTATTAGAGCTTGCTTTGGCTAAAACATCTGCAAAATGTGCACTATCACTAGCCTGCAATCCAAATGCGGTTAATGCATCCGTTACAATATCTGACACGCTTGCTAGTTCTTCTCCTGATGCAGCTGCTAAATTCATAATACCTTCAATACCATTTAGCATATCCTCAGTCTTCCATCCTGCCATTGCCATATATTGAAATGCCTCTGCACTTTCACTAGCACTAAATTTAGTTTTTGCTCCCATTTCCTTAGCCTTATCTGTTAGCTTTTCAAGTTCGTCTCCAGTTGCACCAGAAATAGCTTGTACCTTAGACATACCTGCTTCAAAGTCTCCGCCAACTTTCAAAGCATACGCTCCCATACCAGCTAAGCTCGCTGTAGCCACTCCAGCTGCAACACCAACTGTTTTTAAACCTTTTTTTCCTAAATTAGTAAGTGTGTTCAATCCTTTTTTAAAGTCGTTATTATCTAACGATGTCTTAATTGTAACTGAACCATCTGCCATTCGGTTAATACCTCCTTTCGGACATAATAAAAACACCTACCAAAGTAAGTGTTTTGTTCTTTATTAAGTATTCTTTATTTCTTTAATGTTTTTATTTACCTCTGTATTGCTCAGCCCTTCGTTTAATAATTCTAAAGATAATCTAGATATCTTCATTTCTAAAGCAAATATTTTTGCCGAATTATATTCGTCTTCATTTTCCGGTTCTTTAGCTATTTTGTCTGCTATGCTTTTTAATTTATCCGATGCTTGTTTGTCAGTTAATTTGCCACTTTTGTATTCATTTAACACAGATATAGCTTGCTTTTTATACTCTTTAGTTATATCGTTACTAAAAGCATTTATTAAAATACCGCCTATAAGCACAATAAGAATTGTTATAATTAGCCAGAACCACCATTTTCCAGTCAATTCTTTCATATAATCCCCCTCCTTTTCGAGGAATATTATACTATATATTTCTATATAATTCAAATTTCTACCAAAAAGCACTTGCAAAATCCGCTTCTCTTTCTTTTTGGCTTCGCAAATCTGGTAATTCATAAACTTTTTTCATAGATTTATAAAATTTCTTTAATTCATTATCCTTGATTTTTGCCAAATCAACTGCTCTATATTCCATTATTTTACTAAACTTCGTATTATCCGATAATCCCTCTAACAATGCCTTAAATTTCCACCAATGTAAATATTCTATTTCCCAGAGGTCTATTCTATATTGGTCCCAAAAGCTAGTTGCAATATAGTTCCAATCAAATTCATAATTATAAATTCGTTTTTCTTGTTTATCTTTCTGCTTTTTGTTTGAATTAGCTAATTCTTTTTTTCCACACTGATAAAAATAAATCATATCTTCTACTGCTTGCTCAATATTTGTAATCTTATCTAATTTCGGATAATATAATTCTAAGGATTTTATTGTTTTTTCTACCTTGTCTAATTTTTTATCTAATAAAAGGTTTTCAAACTGAATAGAAACTCTAAAATCACTATTTATGTCATTTCCATTAAGTTTCTTTGGTAATTTATTTATATTATCCATTTTAAGCCTCTTTTGGTGTGTATTTATCGATTAAATTATTCAACTCTCTAATACTATCTTCTTTAGCTTGTATTATTTGCCCTAAAGCTTCTATGCAGTGTTTAAGATTATTTTCAACACCAAATATTTTTTTTCTTTCTTCTTCTCCAATGACTTTATCAAAGAATTTATAAACTATCTCGCAAAGACACCTCATTCCATCAGCTTCTTTTCCATTAAATTTTTTCGCTTCTTCTAAATCTTTCATATATTCTTCGAAAGCATCTTCGTATCTTGCCATACAATTAACTAGACTAAAATCGAAGACTATTTCTTTTCCTAAAATTTTCATTTTTACCTCCAAAAAGAAGGCTAGAACTAGCTAGCCTTCACAAGTGTTATTGCTTTATATATAGGTTCGTCATCAACAGTAACAGATATGCTGTTTTGAGTAGTATATCCTGTTTTACTTATAGCAATTTTTGAATATGTTCCTTTTGGTAAATCCACCATTGCTATACCGTTTACATCTGTATATACTGTGTTAGATGTATTTATAGCAATTTTAGCATTTGCTACTTGTCCGTCTGCATCTGACATATTGAATGTTACAAGTTGTGTAGATTGCTCTCCACTAGCCATAAATGATATAGCTGTAATTGTAGTAGTGTCAATTTCATTGCCTTCTAACACTGTAGCAACTCCCTCTATCATTGAGCCATTTGCTTTAAATGCTCCGCTATATGTATAAGCATCAGTAGAATCTCCATCACTATCAGGTTGTATTGACCATAACCTATACTTAGCTTTGTAACCGCCTTCAACAGGTTCATTAAAGTTTACAGTAACAATTGGAATAACTTGACCAACAAGTTCGTCGTCATGTACTTTCGCAATAAGATTATGTACTGCATTTCCAAACATTCTATCAAATGCATAAGCTATTTCTGTTGCATACGCTATTACATCTGACCTCTCTGTTTTCTCATCAATATATCTTCTATCATACGTAGAAGAATTTAAGCTCTTACCTCCGGTCTGTAAATCCTTTCATTCTTTGAAAAGTTGTAGTTTTAAGTGTTAATCCTGCAAAATTAACAATATCTGCTCTGTTATATACTTGTCCTTCCTGCATTTCAAATTCCTCCTTCTTTATTTAAAATTCATAATATATAAAATTCATTTGTATAATATAGATTGCTGTTGTTTCTGTCTTTTGTAAAATGTATCCGTGGACTTGTACACTTAATAGAAAAAGCTCCCTCTATATCTGGAAAGTTCTTCCTTCTATTCTGTATTTCAATCCACTCCATAAAATCTTCGCAAAACTTACTATTTGCAAGATTTGCTATTGCTTGACTTGAAATAGGTGCAGTAACAGTAAAATCAAAAGCTATTTGTCTTTTTCCACCATTACCGTCTACAAACTTCTGTATCTCTGGCGCTACTGGTATTCTATCTATAGAATAACTTTGTGGTTTATCTTTTAAATAATCAACATTTATTTTTCCGCCTTTGAGCAAAGGACACGTTTCAATAAATTCTTTTATTTTTTCCATTTTTGATTTTTCCATTACTTACCACCTTTCTTGATAAACTCTTCTACATCTTTGCAAACTTCTTTTCCTCTATCATTCATCATTCTTTTATCCCATTGCGGACCTCTTTTTGGTGCTCCTTGATATTGCATAGGTGTATTAGATATTTTTCTCTTTACTCCCTTAGGTCTTGATGCTCCAATAGCTTTATTTCCTATGTAATGATAGCGTGCATAAGGCGCAATATATTTAATAGAATTATTATTAGGATATCTCTTTTGATTTTTTAAATGTGCTCCTGAACCTGATACATAAGGTACATACGGATCACAAAATCTATCAACTGTGTTTCTTAAAAACTTAGTAATTTCTCCATTTTCGTCTAATCCGATGGTCTTTTATTATTTTATTAGCACTATTCATTTTTATTTTAAAGCTAAACCCGCTACCTGCCATTATTCAGACACTCCTATTTTGTAGTGTTGTAATCCGCCTTTTCTGTTATCATCTACGCTAACAACTTTAAACACTTGATATTTACTCATAAGACTATTTAAGTCAAACTCATCTTCAATAATTCCTTCGACTATATAATCGTCTGTGCTAATATTTAGTTTGTCAGTAATAGGTATCGTTATTGAGCCTGTGCTTCCTTTTTCAAGTCCGTTTATCTACAAGATTAGTCTTTTTATTATGCCTAAAATAAACATGCTCAAAAGGTAATCTCGTAGCTCGTTCATTATCGTCAAAATGATACACAGTTATCTGATGTATAAAAAAACTCATACTAACACACCCCACAATACAATAAAGGTTTTCCATCTTTATCAATAATTCTCCACAAGTATGCTTTTAATGTAGAGTATTTATCTTTTTCAAGCTTTTTATCAATCTCTTCTGGTGTTAAATAACTTTCTTGCCAGCCTTCTATATTTTGGGATTTTAAATTTCCCATTTTTGCTTTTTCTATTTCAGCTTTGCTAATTAAATCAATAATTAAGCAAGTAACATATTTAACCTGCTCTGGAATACTGCTTATATCAATTCTTCCATGGGTATGGTAGTCAATATAGTTACTTGCTTTTATTACTAATTTATCGAAGTTATCAGGCACGTTTTCTGTACCTAACAAACTCTTATATTCTTCATTATCTATGTACTTTAACATGCCTTTTCACTCCTTACTCTGTTGCTTCTGGGTTATATGTTGGTGTTTGTGGTGTTGCGTTATTTACTTGAACATTCTGTGGCTGCGCTACTTCCGTTGCACCACTTTTCTTAATTTGAACGCCAAGTTTATTAGTAACCATTAATCCACCAACTTGTCTACCTTGTAATGCTGATGCGCCTATATGTTTACCATCTTTTAAATCATTAATAGCAGGTTCTTTTTTCCAAACTTCATATTTTTGACAAAATCTTTTATCATATATGATAAAATCAATACCTTCTCCCATCAAATAATTTGGTTTTGCTGCTACGCCTGCTATTTTACCAATTACGCCTTCTCTTATTAATTCAGCGCCTAAAGTTCCTGATGTGTTTGAGAATTTTTCATCTGTTAATAATAATAATTCTGTATCTGCACTTATTGCTACTCTCATGTGATTTACTTTCATGTTTCTTTCTTTCATGTTTTTGATTTCAGTAGCAATTTTTTCATAAACATTAGATTTAGTTAGAATATCGGTATCTGGACTTATAGTTCCTGTTTTTAGAGCATCTATAGCCATATTTTCTTTTTTCATACCTATTGAATACCCTGCACTTTCAATTCTTTGAGCTGTAATATTATCTGGCACTGCTTCCGCTTCATATCCATCAATTAACTCATTAATTCCATAATCCTTATCAACTGGTAAAGGTAAGTAATCAGTTGCAGATTGTGATAATTCTATACCATTTAAAATATCATAGTCTGATACTTTAACCTCTCCATCTCTTGTAGGTACCATTATTTGGCCCGTTACTTCGTCTTTCTCGTAATCTGTTGAGAAATCATCATAAATGTTAGTTTCTGCTCTAGCTATTACTAACACCTCGTTTGCATAGCTTTCTTTTCTTTTGTGTGTTCCTGTTCCTAACGCATTTGCCATATTAAATCATTCCTTCCTATTTATATAATTCAGGATGTTTTTGTTTAAGTATTGCCGTAACACCACTATCCTGACTTGCGGCTTGTCTTTGAGTATGTACTCCTGTTGAAGTACTTTTTGTATCATCTTTTTGCTCTTGATTTTGTTTTAGGTATTTTGGATTTCCCTCTAAAAATTCAGCTAAATTGTCATCAAACTCGCCTTCCATCTTAGAAACTTTGTAGACTACATAGTCTACATCATCTGTATTTACACCTGCTTTAAGCACTTTATTTTCTTGTAAAGCATTCTCTTTTTCAGTAAGTGCTTTTTGATATTCTGTTTCTTTTTCGGCTTGTTTTTGCTCTGCTGTTTTTTGAGTTTCTTGCCATTCTTTAAAAGCTTTTAATTCTTCTTTCGAAGGCATACCCTTCATTTTCTTTTTTAGCATTCCATCAGCAAGTTTTTGTGCCTTTTCTTCTAGTGTTTCTTCTGTTTGTTCTGCTCCCTCGTTTTGATTAGTAGTTCCGAGTATCTACATCCCCAGTTCCTTCGTTTCCTTCTACTGTTCCATTTTCTAATTCTTCGTTATTTTCCATAACATACCTCCCGTTTATTGCTCGTCAGCATATTCCCAGTTTCTTTTATGCCTATACCGTAAAAAGGCATTAAAAATAGCCGTATTTCTACGACTTTGATTTATATTTTAAAATATTAATAACTACTTTATTCCTCTTTCTCTAAGTATTTTGTCTAATTTTTTCTTTGCTTCTTGTCTTTCTTCTTTTGTCATTTCTTCGTGGCCAATACTAACTGCTCCAACATCTTCATGCCACCTAGGGCTTGTAAACAATTCCTTTTTATCCTTATCCATTTGCTTCCTCCAATAATATATGATATGTACCTTTAATTTTTTCTATTTGCTTTACCTTAAACAAGGAATTTCTTTTAAATAAGATTTCTTGTTCTTCTTTGTTGTATTTCCTTATGTCTCTTCCGTTTTTAGCATCGATGTACAGTTCTACATTGCTTATTTCATTATATCTTTCTCCACAAGTTGTTGATGTATATGCTTTATATTCTATCTTTTCTCCTAATTTATGAACATCTAAGAACTTTTGTAATTGCTCATTATCTAGTTCTAAAGAACGAGTTACTAATCCTTTGTATTTAGGCATCTTACCTAACATGCTGTCTAAATTAGTTACTAATTCTTTTTCTTCACTATTTAATCTCTTGCCGCTTCTTAGTTTCTCATTTATTTTATAAAAGTCTGAACTAATGTATTTATTTATTGCATACTGTTCTTTCTCTGTTAAAATTATATCATCTTTTACATCTTTTGTCACTCCTATTTTTAACCTACTATAATCTTTTCTCAAAGACGTTTGTCTTAAAAAGTCATTTAATTCTATATTGTGTTGTCTTGATTTAATCTGCATATTAGCAAAATTAGCCTTTGTTTTTTCTAATAATTCATCGTCTTTTGTAGCAGATGTTAATATTCCTTGTAGTCCTGCTATATCTCGTTTATCTTGCCTTATTTGTCGTTCCATTTTTCTTTGAAGCTGTTGAGCATCATATCTGCTTATTTTTTCTCCGTTGTATGTAACAGTTTCAGTGGCTAGTTTTTCTAATTCATTATCTGTATATGTTCTTGTACTGCCTTCGTAAAATGGCATCCAATCATGGTTGCAATTTACACCTTTGAAACCTGTTACTTCTCCATACCCTATATCGTCTAAGCTTAAATATCCACTTCTGCCGCTTAAACTTACTATTTTTCCTTGCCATTCAGCATGGCTTGGTCTAGCTCCTGAATGTGCCGTAAGTTCCATTAAATCCCAATCTAGCTCTTGTGCTCTTAACATCTGCAATTTACCACAAGTTTGATTTACACCTGTTGTAATATTCATTCTTACTGCACTTTCAATATTCATTTTACGTCCGCTTGAATATTCTACGTAAGCTCCTTGATTGCTTATTTCTTTTATTGTATCGACAATTGCTTGTGAATAACTTTTTAGTCCTGTGCTGACTTCCATATAAGCTTTATTCATCGCATTATAAAACTGTGTTTGTGATGTATTTGCTGTTGTCATAACTAGATTAGATAAATTCATATTTGTTTTTGCTATGGTTGCTTCCATTAATCGCATTATACTTTTGCTTTTTTTTATTGGAACGGGATTTAATCCAGTCTCTTTATAAATTCTATCATCAAATTTAAGTGTTTGTGCTCCTGCTTCTTCAAAAATTCTTTGTATTTCTTCTTCTGTTTGATTATTATATTTTGCTACTAATGCTATAACTTTTTCATACGTATACCCCATTTCCTGTGCTATATTAGCACTATTTAATGCTACTGTGTTAGCGTATCCAACATTTGCTATTCTTTCTGCTATTTCTTGTATTATTTCTAGTTCTAAATTAGTATATAGTCCACTTGCTTGTCTTTCTATTGTCTCAAATTGTTCTGGAGTTAACATTCACATCACTCCATTCCAAACATTTCTGTATCACTTTGCTTTTGTTGTTCTATTTCTTCTAGCTCTTTTTCTGCTTCTTCCTCGCTCATACCTCTAATTTTGGTCAAATAGTCTTTTTTACTTCGCAATCCCTGCGAAACTTCTTGCTGCGCTTTTAGCTGTTCTGTTTCTTTATCTTCTATCATGCTATCATCGTGTATTATCTTAATTTCTTTTGTTTTTATTCCTTCCAGTTCACATATAGCTCCTACCAAGCTTCGGATTACCTTATCTACAATAATTTGATGATGTGCTTTTGTTCTGAACGCTTCACTATTCTCTGACATTACTTCTTTTATTGTTTTATTAGATACCGTTCGTCCGTCAAACTTATAAAAATTACTTCCTAATCCAACATTACTTGATAACCAATTAAGCTCTGCATTTATACTATCAATATGCTCTTGTGCTCTTAGGTTGAAATCTATCTCCTTAGCAGGTTGTCCTTCCATTCCATCTACTGCAACATACACTTTGTCGTTTTTATCAAAATATTGAACATATCTTACTTCTCCAGTATTAGCATTATGGTCAACTTTTGCTTTTAGTGTAGAAGAATCTACAAGAATTCTCTTTTTGCCTAGCTCAAATTCGTTCATAAAGCTATCATATTTTAAATCAATAGCCTTAAATCTATCAAGGCTATTAGCGAATATACTAATACCTAATGGACTTGTCATGTCTAAATTATTCGCTAAGTTTGGTCTAAACACTTGAAAATGTGGTGTTTTTGTTTCTGTTGTATATGGATTTTCTACATTTGGAAATTTGGTTGCAAAATCTACATCTTCTCCTAATTCATTTTCTATTTCTGATTTGTATAATTCATTATATTTTGTATAGGTATATCCATTAAATTCATGGTAAGTTATATGCGTAAAATAAATTCTATCTTCGTCGTTTTCTTCTATAAATCTACTTATTGTTATTAATCCTTTTATGTAGCTATTAGTAACTAAATACGGAATTATTAAATCTCCCTCAATGTAGTCTATGATTGTTTTATTGTCGCTTTTGTATTCTACTAATGCTCCATTTCCTATTGCTAGTGCTTTTTCTATAAATATAGGTATGTTGACTGTAAAACTATTTTCTTCACAGTCTAATATCTCCCACAGTCTCTCAGTTGCCTTTTTATTGCTCAAGTTAATTTGTGTTTTTTCGGTCCACAACAACTTTGCAATATCTTCACACACTTTTTTAGGCATATTCATAGTAAGTCTCTCGCAGTCACAAGTAGTTCCATCTGCTAGTTGCGCTTTATAATAATGAAAATCGTTGACGCTACCTCTATACCACTCTTTCCATATCGCCATGAAATCATACATATTTCCAGTTATTAAATTAATACCCTTTTTAGCTAAAACGTTTGATATATTATCGTATAATTTCATATCTTTCCTCCTAAAATTTTAATCCTAATTTCTGTAGATTATCTTTAACCCAATATTGAAACTCATCACATGAATGATCCCCATAAGAATATACATAATCTTTAGAATAGGTATTGTAATATTTTTCGCCATTCAAAAAAGCCTTTTCCGTTTTGTCTGGAACAGGCTTTCCTTTTTCTACTGTACCTTCTTTCCAACAGTAGTTTTCTATTTCCTTTTTAAATATTTGATTATTATTATTGTCTAAAACTCTAAATTTTCTCTTAGATAAAAAATCGTCTGCAAAATCTATAAGTCCATCTATTTTGTTTTCTCCTTTGTCAACTGGGTGTAATCTAACACCAAAATCTAAAAAGTATTGATTTCTTAATGCCCCTTCTGCACTATCTATTGTTTCTTTGTCAACTGGAGCTTTGTATTTTTTTATTATTTCTAGTTTGAAATCGAATATATCTTTTGATTGTTGACTTGGGGCTTTTTTGTTTGCTTTTTCGTTCGGGCTGTAATAGTATGTGTCTAGTCTGTACCAATATCCATCACTGCCGTATCCATAGCATCCATCACTTACCGCAGATGTCTGATGCCCGCTATCTATCGAAAAATCTAAGTAAAGTATTCTTACTTCGTTTTCTTCGAGATAATTCTCAGGAACCCACTCTATATTGTCAGGATTAAGTATCAGTCCTTCTATTCCTATCACTTCGCCTAGATATATCCATCTATAACGTTTTTCGTCATTTTTCTGTAATTCTTCAGCTTGCTGTATCGCTAATAGCCCCACCCAATTAGGATTTACTGTTCTATAATCACTATGATGTATTAACCAATCTTTTAGCCCTTGTTTACTTTCTGTCCATTTGTTTACCCAATGAAATTTATTCTTAGGTGGATTAAATGAATATAATGCCATAAACCAATCATTATTACCTCTTAAGAATGTAGCCTTAATTTGTTCTATTGTTTCTTCATCTTTAAATCCTGTTAATTCCTCAAACCAGACTATTTTAATCAACTTATCTTCGTCTATTGTTCCTTTTACAGCTTCAAAATCTTCCCCTCCTGCAAAATATACGGTGTTTCCATTATTGAATTTAATTTCCATAGGAGATACAGTTGCTTTGTAATCTATATTTTCAATTAGTCCAAGCCTTTTACAGGCTCTTTTTATTTCTTTATATACAGATTTTCTTAAGTCGACTTTATGATTTCTTAAAGCTACTGCTGAACAGTTGTCGTTATTCAAACAATTGTATACGATTTTAATCGCTATCATCGAGGATTTAGTAGAGTTTCTTCCGCCTTTGTATACTTGATTAGTTTTTTTGGAGTTGAATGTGTTATAAAAGTGAGGTGCTATGATGTCTCTTATTTTTACACTATTCATAGTCTTCATCCTCCGGCAAATCATTGATTATCTGTACTCTGTCTTCTTTACTTTCTGTTTGCTCTTCTACATTCTCTGAAACATCTCTTACAAACTTTGCACTCTCAAGATTGCCTTTCATTGCTTTTTGTACTTGTGCCATTAGAATTGCTGTTTGAATGTTCATATCTTCTTCATCAATACCTGCATTTCTAAGTTCTTCTTTGCCTTTACATTCTGGTAATTCTAAACTTAACAATGTTTGCATCATGTCTTTCATTGCTTTTTTCTGCCTTCGTACTTCGCCTGATTTTTTTCCACCTTGTCTTGCATATTCTCTCTGTTCGCTCTCTGTTCGTTTATTCCACGGTATCAAGTTTTGTTCATTTGCCATCGCCTCCACCTACTTTATTTTGTGTCTATCTTAATCCTTTATATCTACTTACTACTTCATTTATGAAGTTGTTGCTACAAGCTACAATTTCGCATATATCTTCATAATCATAATTTGTTCTATCGTTTTGTGCATGTCCATATTCCCATAGCCATACATGAGTTAATTCATGCTTTAATGTTCTTATCATAAGGTCTTTATCTAATTTCTTTAGTAGTATTGTTTTTTCTTGATAATTTGTCTGTCCTATTGTTTCTTCTTTTAAATCTATGTTGTCTACTTCTTTAATTTCATATATTGTTCCATTACACTTAAATTCCATCTTTCACCTACCAACTCTGCCAATTTAATGGCATTTGTTTTCTTCTTACTTTGGGTATAAAGTTACTACATTTAACTACTACGGTTGTAATAATCTTATCGCCTTGTACATCTGACTTTCTTGTTTCTATGATTTTTTTATCGCATTTTTCATTTGCACAATTTATACAAACCTCTTTTTCGTATAATTCTTCCATGTACTACCTCATATATTAGAACCTGCTAGGAAGGTTCTAATGCACAAATAAAAGATAAAATATTTATAAAGGAGGTACTCTATTTATGGAGTACTATATGTCAAACACCTAGCATTTTGACTGCATAAGTTATATTTGATTTTTTTGTATCTTTATGTTAAAATCAAAAAAAGAATATTAAAGCAGGGTAATTTAACTCTGGGCGAGCAATTAAAAAATTTCAAAAAGGAGTGGTGTCTATTGGATAATATTAAAGATAAATTTAAAACAATTTTTAAGTTTGTTGGAAACAATATAAAACCTACTTTAACATTATCTGCTGGACCATTCGCACTCAAAATAGAAAATTGCTCTGCTTTAGTATTCTTTTCATAATAAAAAAAGCTAGATTTCTCTAACTTTTTTGATATAACATAAGTATAAAGGCTTTAGTGTTTTATAAACACTTATCACTATACTTATTATAGCATATAAAAACCGAACAAAACGAACATTATACATTTTTTTCTAAAAATCTATCATGTTTTATTCTAGCAGTTCCTTCGTTATTATATCCGCATCGCGAATTGTACTTGAAGCCAATTCATATTGTCTATATATCTATGTTCTATTATTTGTCTTATGTCACTTTTTTCAATTGCATTAATCCATTTTTCAATTTTAATTTGCATATCTAACAATTTATCGTATCTTTCTTTTAATGTCGCTTCTAATGCTTCTAACTTATGTTTTCTTGTTAAATCTATTCCAAAAACTACAGCATGTCTTTTGTATCCATTTTGAACTATGTCAGATACAAATTCACTTTGTTTATGTATTCTATCTATTCTCTCTTCCAACTTCTTTATCTCGTTCTGCAGGTCACAATATTGTACTAAGTATTCTTTAGTCATATGTATCCTCCTTTATTTTTCCGCTTCTTTAGTTTTATAAAAATTGCATTTTTCTTTATTACAATATAATTCTTTTAAGCATCTACATTTTTGCTTTTCTTTGTCAAATGCAAAACAATCCGTTTTTATCATGTTTCTTACCTCACTTCCTTTTTATATTTTTGTATATCACTCTTTCTATTACGTATAATGCTTCTTTGTTGTTTATTAATCTGCCGGTCATGTCTATGTCTTACACTGGCTCTTATTATTCTAATGTATTGATTATGCTTTCTCTTATATATTTCAGCTACAATATTTCCATATATAATTACCTGCTGTATTAGCTCTTCCTTTTAAGCAATTATTTATTGCTGTTCTTGATATTTTAGTATTTCTTCCTCTGTCATATTACACCTCTTAAAATGTAGTATGAACTATTTTGTAATCTATAATGCTGTTATTATTTCTTTTATTGTTTTTTCATAATCTTGCCTTTACATCACCTTTTCGTATGTTTTTTCAAATATTTCTGGTTTGCATGGATAAAATTCCCCATTTACACCTTTTATAATATAGTCTTTTTCACTTACTTTCATATTTCCTTCAAGTGTTATAATTTCCATATCTACATAGGGTTTACCTTTTCCTACTTGCCAAGCTGTATCAATTATTTCATATTTAAGTTTATCTCCTACAAAATCTATTATTTCTTGTAAATTAAGTCCATTCCATTGTTTTGCTTCTATCTCTACTGGTAATTTTCTATATTTCATTTCTAGCCTCCTACCCTCTTAATTTTCCAATTCGACATTCTACACCTCCAACACTTCTAATATCTCAAGCACATAATACTCTTTTCCGCTTCTCTGCTCCCCATTCTTGTTTGCCTTGTCCTCTTCCTTTGTATATACATTTACACTTAATTTGAGGACTGTTTTTACTGTAACCGTTTCTAAAAATCACATCTAACATTACAGTATTACCATATAAAACAACTGCGGTTACTTGTTGTGCAAATGTTTCTTTGTCTAATTGCCATTGACGATCATATCAAACCATTTTTTCTTTATTGGTAATACTAGCATAGTTTTTCCTCCTTAAAGTTATCACACACAAAGCTCCCCTTATACATTTTCATACAGTCATAAGTTATGCACCAATGATTTTTAAGGCACATTTTCCTACGAACGCATTCTTGACAATATTTCATACTGTTATCTAGATCATTCGAAATTTTATAACCACATGTAGGACAATAATGTATATTATTATCTTCTAATGTTCCACTTGCTAATTGCCATGCTTCTTTACA